GGTATCAAAACTCGCGGTAATGGATGCGCTACTAAAGGCACGATGGCTCGAGGACCGATGGCATAAATATGAATTACGTTGAATTGTTCAGCACTATTGAGTCGTATACGGAGAATAATTTTCCGGATATCACCCTGTCTAATGGGTCGACAAATACATCTACTGAACAGATCAATCGGTTCATTGAACAAGCTGAACAGCGTATCTATAACAATGTTCAGTTTCCGTCTCTTCGCAAGAACATGACGGGCAACATTACAGCAGGTAACAAGTACCTCAAAGCGCCGGATGATTACCTTGCCACATATTCTTTGGCAGTAATTGATGCGTCTGGTAACTACGAGTATTTGCTTAATAAAGACGTTAACTTTATTCGTCAGGCGTATCCTAACCCCACTACTGATGTTGGGATTCCTAAGTACTACGCGCTGTTTGGACCCTCTGTTCAGAGCAGCGTCATTACAAACGAGTTGACGTTTATTCTTGGCCCGACACCTAATACTGGGTACACGGCAGAGTTGCATTTCTACTACTATCCTGAGTCTATTGTGCAGGCAATAATCTCGTCTTTCGGTACGTTAACAGGCGGCTCTGGCTACACTAATGGTTTGTACTATAACGTGCAGTTGACTGGCGGTAGCGGCACTGCGGCTTACGCGGATATTACTGTAAGTGGTGGTTCTGTAATATCGGTTGCTATTCGTAACGGTGGATGTTTGTATAAAGTTGGTAATACGCTTTCAGCAGCGGCGGCAAATATTGGCGGTACAGGTACAGGATTTTCTGTACCCGTAGCTGCAGTAACAAACGTAACCGGCACTTCATGGCTAGGCGACAATTTTGATACCGTGCTTTTGTATGGTTCGTTGGTAGAGGCGTACACATTCATGAAGGGCGAGCCTGACATGATTACTTTGTACAACCAGAAATACGTGGAAGCACTTGCACTTGCTAAACGTCTGGGCGATGGCATGGAGCGTCAAGATGCGTATCGTTCTGGTCAATATAGACAGGCGGTGACCTGATGGCTATTCAACAAGGCGCTACTGATGCGTTTGCAACGGGTCTAATGAATGGGGTGTATAACTTCACTACTGACTCGTTTAAGATTGCTCTATACACAGGCTCAGCATCGTTAGGCCCTACTACAGCTATCTACACAAGCGCAAATGAAGTTGTAGCTACAGGGTATTCCGCCGGTGGAATAGCACTACCTGTTTCTGCTGTACCCACTTCTGCAAACAACACAACGTTTATTTCGTTTTCTAACGTAACTTGGAATGCAGCTTTAACTGCTAGCGCAGCTTTGATCTATAAGTCTGGTGGTACTAATCCAACTGTATGTGTTTTAGATTTTGGTGCATCAAAAACATCAACGGCTACTTTTACAATACAGTTTCCAACTGCAAACAGTTCAGACGCAATTATTCGTATAACCTAAGGAGAAAACATGGCATTGGTCACAACCACCAAAGGCGAAATGGACGAATCTCTTCTTGAGAAAAAAGAAGGCTTCGTTGATAATGACAACGAACACACGACTTGGGTTGAGTATTGGCTGGATGGCGAACTTGTTCACCGCTCTGCCCATGTCGCCCTGAAACAATCCGTAACATTAGCCGCTGAAGCGGCATCTTTTAACTAAGGAGCCTAACATGGCAAATACCCAAGCGATGACAACAAGTTTTATGGGCGAGTTGATGACCGCAACCCATAACTTTGGCACTGCCCCCGTTCGTGCAACCGGCGCAACTGATGCGTTTAAAGCCGCCTTGTATTTGGCATCGGCTACGTACAACGCATCTACCACTGCTTATTCAACTACGGGTGAAGTGACTGGTACTGGTTACTCTGCGGGCGGTGTTGCAGTTACATTTGGAACCCCACCTACGGCCACTAACTCTTCTGTTACTGCGGGCGTTGCATTTGTTACGCCTTCAGCCAGCATCACTTATACCGGTGTGACATTGGCTACGGCCTTTGATGCCGTGTTGATTTATAACTCAACACAAAGCAACAAAGCGGTAAGCGTCCATACCTTTGGTTCACAGACAATTACTGCTGGTACGTTTACTCTTACCATGCCTGCGAATACAACTTCGACTGCTTTGATTCGTCTGGCTACAACCTAATAGGGCCGGTGGGGTAACTCACCGGAGTAGCCATGTTCGGTATCTCCGCATTTGCCGAAGCGCCATTTGCCTCGCTTGCGGGGCAGACAGTAGTCGTTGCTCTTACCGGCGTTCAGGCATCTGGCGCGGTAGGAACAGTCACGAACGGTGGAGTCTCAGTTGCATTAACTGGAGTCCAAGCTACTGGCAATGTAGATACAGCAGCCCCAGTCATTACTGTTGAGATTTCTGGAGTTTTGGCTGCGGGTAGTGTAGGGTCAGTTTCTGTCTCTGTACCCGTAGAGTTAACAGGCGTTTCAGCGACGGGCGCGGTAGGTACAGTTGGAGTTGAAAGCTCTTTAGCCCTTACGGGCGTATCCGCTACGGGTGAAGTTGGTACAGCTACATATACTGAGACTGACGCATTAACAGGCGTAGCAGCTACGGGGGCGGTTGGTTCGGTTTCTGCTATCTCTCAGTCTGTGGCGTTGACTGGTGTTTCGGCTGCTGGTGCAGTTGGTACTGTAGATGTTACGCAAACCGGCGCTGAGACTGGCGTATTGGGAATTGGTAGTGTAGGAACTGTTGGGCCTACTATTGAGGTTGCGCTGACTGGCGTTGAGGCGTCTGGGGCTGTTGGCTCAGTCGTATTTTTCCCTGTCATTGAACAGGCTTTGACGAGTGTTTCCGCAGAAGGGGCTGTTGGCTCAGTTGGTGGAGCTTCCGATAGGACTGTTGAACTGTCTGGGGTTAATGCTTCTGGTGGACTTGGCACTGCTGGCGTTTTGCATGAGAATGCACTTATTGTTTCGGTTGGTTGGGGTTCTGGCGCATGGGGTGAGTATGGATGGGGTGAAGGCCCAGCAGATACGATGCTCGTCGGTGGCAGTGTTGGATCAGTTGTACCCGGTAAAGTAGCCTCTCTGACAGGTGTAGAAGCGAATGGTTTTGTTGGTACGTTTGGAGTAATTCACACCAATGGGTTATTGGGCGTACTGGCGCGGGGAAATGTAGGAAATGTTTCTAATTATTTCTGGACAACTATTGATGACAATCAGATTCCGGACTGGCATAATATCAACGATTCCGATACCGCAAGTTGGGTATTGATTGAAACGGAAGACGCATGAGTAAGGATGCAATATGGCTCTAGTATTAGCTGATCGCGTTAAAGAAACCACTACCACGGCTGGTACGGGGACTGTTACGCTTGACGGCGCAGCTACGGGCTTTCAATCTTTTGCGGTTATTGGCAACGCCAATACTACTTACTACACAATAGCAGGGCAAACAAGTAATGAGTGGGAAGTTGGTATTGGTACATACACTTCTTCTGGTACAACACTTGCCCGTACTACGGTGCTATCTAATAGCGCAGGGACACAACCATCGGCTCTATCATTCTCAGCCGGTACAAAAGATGTGTTTGTAACGTACCCAGCAGAGTACGCTGTGGCTTCTACTAATGATGGTACAGCGGGTCAGTTGCTTACATCAAACGGTACGGGTGTAGCTCCTACATTCCAAACATCCACAGCGGCCTCAAAAGCGTATGCGCAAGCAATGCGGATTCTGGCTATTTAAAGGAACGATATGGCAGTAACCAATTTCTCCCCCCTCCTTGGTCTGGCGCTGCCGACTACGGGAGATTTGTCTGGTACGTGGGGCACAGTAGTCAATGACTCCATCACGGGTCTTATTGATTCGGCAGTTGCTGGTACGACTACGCTTTCAGTCGATGCAGATGTAACTCTTTCAACGACCAACGGCGCGGCTAACCAAGCACGTAATGCCATCATCTTGTGGACAGCCAGTAACGGCGCAACCACTCGAAACATTACGGCTCCAGCCCAGAGCAAAGCCTATTTGGTCATTAATGCTGGCACTGGCTCTATTGTTATTCGCGGCTCTGGCCCAACGACTGGCGTAACGGTCGCCTCTGGTACCCGTGCGTTAGTGGCGTGGAACGGCTCTGATTTTGTAAAAATTGTCAGTAATCCTGTAGTGCTAACAACGGACGTGTCCGGCGTTCTTCCAGCCGCTAATGGTGGTACAGGGCTGTCTAATCCAAGTACTGCTGGAAATGTTTTAACATCTAATGGTGCGGGTGGTTGGACATCTACCGCCCCGGCTGGTGGTATTACCGCTGGCAAATCTATTTCTTTTGCAATTGTTTTCGGTTTCTAAGGAGCTATAAATGGCCAATCCAAATATTGTCAACGTCACCGCCATTTATGGCACGACAACCTTTCTTGCGCCCGCTAACACTACAGCCAACGTGCTGTTGTCAAATGCGGCATCTTCTGGTCTGGTCTATAAGATCAATCAGATCGTATGCGCAAACGTTACGGGTTCTGCGGCTAACGTCACAGTGAGCATTGACAACGCTGCCGCTGGCGCTGGTACAGATTTTCCAGTTGTGTCAGCAGTGTCTGTTCCAGCTAATGCGTCACTGATTGCAGTAGATAAGACTACGGCCATCTACTTGATGGAGAACCAATCCATCGTTGTGACTAGTGGTACAAGCGCCGCTATCTCATATACTATTAGCTACGAATCCATCGCTTCTTAATCGGGGGTAACCCATGTCGATGCGTCATCAAGCTGGTATTGTTTTACCGGGGTACAACGCCCTGAAGGTTGCTAACGCCCCAACGATTGGAACTGCTACGGCGGGGTCTAGTCAAGTCTCCGTGGCGTTTACTGCACCAGCTTGTGTGGGCGGCGGGGCTATATCGTCTTACACAGCATACGCAAACTGCGGCGTGTACAGGACAACTGGCGCATCGTCCCCCTTGGTGGTCACAGGGTTGACCAACGGTACGGCATATACGTTTAAAGTTATTGCCACAAATGCGTTTGGCCCAAGCTACCCAAGCGCGGCAAGTAATAGCGCGACACCCGCAATTCCTTCTGGTTGCCAAACATACACAACAGCGGGTTCTTACTCGTGGGTTGCACCGGCAGGCGTTACGCAAATTAAGGTTAGCCTTGT